AGATGCTGTGTACGCTACACTGCACCACATGCGTGGAGTTGATCGCAAGCGCGATATTGTGCTCGAAGAATGGATGAATGAGTATGTTCACAATTTGTCAAGAGTTGGCACATGGGGTTCACTATCTCACGCCGAATCTCTAAAGCGAGGTGATAGTGGGTTGATACTGAATGCGAGAGCACTGAGAGGTAAATTCGGACGATGTAGCAGAGGATTTTTCATAGTTCGCGGAAAATCGGATGGAGTTGTATTGGATGCAAGATCCAAGCTTTCTATGGCAACTGTACTTCATATGGAACAGTATTCAACATCTGAAGCATTTTGGAGCGGTCTAGAGAAGAAGTGGAGCGTGATGCGCAAGCCAACCGCGCATACTTGTAAACCGACGTATTCGGTTTCGAATTGTGGGGAAGTAGCCGCTATTATAGCGCAAGCCTTATTTCCGTGCCACAAGTTGACGTGTGGTGAATGCTCGAAAGAGATTTGCGATCTCACTTCGAGTGAATGCGTGCAAGAGTTATACAAGAATATCTCTTTGGCACTGGAAAGGATGAACAATCTACATCCCGAATTTCAACACATTGTTAAGGTGTTGAGCGTTGTTAGGCAGCTCACTGAAGCATCCAACCATGGGATGGAAGTATTCGATGAAATTTTCAAAATGATTGGATCCAAAACACAGAGTCCTTTCACTCATTTAAATAAGCTCAATGAATTTATGTTGAAAGGGAACGAGAATACAAGTGAGGAATGGTCAACTGCTCGACAACATTTAAAGGAGCTGGTAAGATTTCAGAAGAATAGAACTGATAATATAAAGAAAGGTGACTTGGCATCATTCAGAAATAAGCTTTCTGCTCGTGCACAGTACAATTTGTATTTATCATGCGATAATCAGCTTGACAAGAATGCTAGTTTTCTATGGGGTCAGCGAGAATACCATGCACGTCGGTTTTTCCTAAACTTCTTTCAACAAATAGACCCATCAAAAGGTTATTTGTCGTATGAAGATCGGACCATACCAAATGGTTCTCGAAAGTTAGCTATAGGCAACTTAATTGTTCCACTCGATTTAGCTGAATTCCGAAAACGCATGAAAGGCATCGACACTCAGCAACCACCAATTGGCAAGTACTGTACAAGCCAATTGGATGGGAATTTTGTGTATCCGTGCTGCTGCACGACGCTTGATGATGGCCAACCAATTCGATCAGCTGTTTACGCACCGACTAAGAAACATTTAGTTGTTGGTAACACAGGAGACACAAAGTACATCAACTTGCCTAAAGGAGATACAGAGATGCTATATATTGCACTCGATGGCTATTGTTACATTAACATTTATCTGGCAATGTTGGTCAATATAAGCGAGGAAGAGGCCAAGGACTTCACAAAGAAAGTTCGGGATATTTTCATGCCAAAGCTTGGGAAGTGGCCAACATTGATGGATTTGGCTACGACATGTGCTCAACTTCGGATATTCCACCCTGATGTACATGACGCAGAGCTGCCTCGTATTCTAGTGGATCACAACACACAAACATGTCATGTGGTTGATTCATATGGATCAATTAGTACTGGGTATCACATTCTGAAAGCTGCAACTGTTTCACAATTAGTGTTGTTTGCTGACGACAACTTGGAGTCTGAGATAAAGCACTATAGAGTTGGTGGAACTGTAGAGAATCATAAAGTGAAAATAGATGACCAACCTAGTAGATGTGGAGTGAGCGAATTTCATGCTATACGCATGTTAATTAAAGGGATCTACAGGCCAAGTGTCATGTATGAATTACTCTCCGAAGAGCCATACTTGTTAGTGTTCTCCATTCTCTCACCCTCGATATTGATAGCGATGTACAATGATAGGGCTTTCGAGCTAGCTGTTCAAATATGGTTGGAGAAGGAACAGTCAATTCCATTGATTGCCACTATTTTAACAAATTTGGCAGCGAAGGTTTCTGTGGCCACAACTCTCGTTCAACAATTGCAGTTGATTGAATTATCTGCAGATCAGCTACTGAATGTGACTTGTGATGGGTTTCGGGTGAGTTTTGCTTATCAATCAGCTCTAACTCTACTCACAAGGATGCGAGATCAAGCCAAAGCAAATAGTGAGTTGATAAGCGGAGGGTTCAATGAATATGACCAGGATTTGGCGTGGACCTTAGAAAAAAATTATCAAGGCCTCTTACACGACCAATGGAAAGAATTAAGCTCGCTGGAAAAATTGCGCTACTA